GGCGGTCCCGTCGGTCGGCCTGACCAGCCACGCGGGCGGTCCCGTCGGTCGGCCTGACCAGCCACGCGGGCGGTCCCGTCGGTCGGCCTGACCAGCCACATGGCAAAGGGGAAGCATCGCGCGATGGCGCCTTCCCCTTTGCGATATGTCCGGATTGCATAGACATGGATTGCCTATGAAAAGAGAATGGCGCGCCACAATGGCGCGCCATGGTTCCGACTATCGCGTCGCGTCACCGTGCAATGGATTGGCGCCAAGGATCGATTGCGCGCGGTTCAATCGCGCTTGCGCGACGCGCGCCAAGCCTTGCCAATAGTCGACGTCGCGCGCGCGGTTTGCCGCGAAACCCTCCGCGCGCTTTCGCCCCGCTTCATTGCGCGCGGTTTGGGATTGCGCGCGCCAATAGGCGCTTTCTCTTTCCGCATCGCGCGCCATCCGGTTTGCGTTCTGCAAAGACGCAATCGTATTGGCGCTTGCGCGGGTAGCCTTCACAATGGCGATAAGATTGGACATGTTCGGTTCCTTAATAGAGGTTCAGGCTTAGGCGTTAGCGGATTCGCGCATATGCGCCATCGATTAGCGCGTATTTCATACCGTCAAAATTTTGGATGAATGCCGCATAACTCTTAAGGTTTTTCGCCCCCTTCACATGCAGTCCGCAAATTACGCCATGCGGGTCTGTAAATCGCGCGTCCGTATCATCTGCATTGAAAACCGGATAACCCTGCCACGTTGTAGGGAGGCTATCGGCTTCAATCCGGACCGTTCCGTCAAGATTATAGCGGGCGGGGCGTGCGCGGAACGCTACCGCGACATTCATTCCGCGCGTCATTGCAGTATGAACGCGGTCTAGGTTTTCGCCGTCGAATGAATAGGTAAGGTGATAGTTTGAAATACCCGCGACGTCGCGGTTCAATATTTTTGTGTAATCATAAAATTGGATATCCGGGAAAACCGCAAAGATGTGTGGATAGATGCCACATGCGATATTAAAACCGCGACGCTTTAAGGCTTTTGCAAGGTTTTCATCGATGGTAACAGGCTCACGCTCAAAGACGGTATCCGTGGTGCCATTTAGGCGTGCGGCGCAAACCATGCCCAATTTCGCAGCGCGGTTTGCGTGGCTGGCCAATTCCGGAACCATCATGCGCCAAAAAAGCGCGCGGTTTTCCATGAACGTGATAGAACGCTTTACACGTGCGATCTGCACGACGTGCTTTCCGGTTTTCGCATCCATCATATGGGCCTGCCCATGTCCGGACGTTTCGCCCAAACATGCGCGAATGCATTCCAATGATGCGCCGCCGCACATGGTTTTCCGCATACCCGCAGCGAAAGCTTGCGCGCCGTACATAATCGCAGTCAGAATATTGAGGCTTTCGCCTTTTTCAGTTTTTACGCTCGAACCGAGTAGATCGGTAAATTTGCCGGCGGCCAATTCCCCGCGCGCGTCGGCGCGAACCTTTGCCCAAAATGGCGTCTCGTAGTGATTGCGAGCCGCATCGATGGAAGCGAAGCGCGCGGAACGGTTCACGATAGCGGACATGGCAAGGGCCTTTGTTTCAGCGGCGCATGATGCGCCTCACCCGGAGGCACGACGCCTCCGGTTCCCCCCACATAGCGGCACGCGACGTGACGCGCAAGCGCCTTGCGCGGTTTTCATCATAAAAAGATCCAGCGCGCGCATGTAGCACGAACCGTGCCAAGCCTAGGCGCGACAAGGCTTTGCGCTCCGCTCCGCTCCGCTCCGCTCCGGCTCCGGCTCCGGCTCCGGCTCCGCTCCGCTCCGCCCCGCCCCGCTCCGCTCCGCCCCGCCCCGCTCCGCTCCGCCCCGCCCCGCTCCGCTCCGCCCCGCCCCGCCCCGCTCCGCTCCGCCCCGCCCCGCTCCGCTCCGCTCCGGCTCCGCCTAAAGTACTTTAAATCGTATACAATCCGACCTAGACCATGGGCCTGAGCGGTATAGACGAATCGTGGCATTCATCCACATGTGGATGAAATGTGGATAACCCCGCCAGCGCCTTCGAGCCTCATTTCCGTACCGAGGTGGCCCAAAAACCGCCCGAGCCGCTGGCGCCCCCTTGGAGGGCCCTAGCGCGCGTCTCATGTCATGAGATTAAACCTTACCAGCGCGCTAGGGTACTCGTTTTACTTAGGATATTTTCCGGCTCGGCCAATCAATAGACAGTCAAATTTCCGGCGAATAAATACTCGCGCGGGAAGTTTTGTTCTCACAAGTAAAGGTGCAGTAAACGCTATTGAAAAACCGACCCCAAAGCATAACCGAATTGTTATATAATCGCACGCTTATATCCGCGCGCCCATCCCTAGGCGCCGCAACGCTTAACACTTTGGCTAACTATAGGCGCCACCACGCCAAAGCCTATGCGCCATAAGTAAATGGCTTTCACATAGGGCTTTGGTTAACCCTTTGGGTAAGTATTGGCGCTGGCGCGCCAAAGCCTATGCATCATAAGTGAATAAGCCTCACATTCCCCCGCCGCTATCCATTAGGCTTCGCTTATGTTCGCCTCGCCCGCTATCCATTAGGCTTCGCTTATGTTCGCCTAGCCCAAATTGTCAACCATCCGGTTAAGTGTCCAGCCACCATAGGTTGCGAAACTGTCACTTATCGCAAGCAATCGGCAGGCTCGGCGCCGTTGTCTGGCCGGCCTGCTAGACCCTGGATGATGTAACCATAGGTAGCGAAGGGCAGGGGACCCACAACCGGGGGTAGCCCCTCGACCAGGGTGCCTACAGGTGATGCACCCCCCATAAAATACAGTATGCGGACCCTTTTTCGCCGTTACCGCTCAACGCCGCCACAGTTAAGCCCTCAGAACGCCAAACCACCAATCCGCCATACCACCGACCCACCAGTACACCAACCCCTTAGCCCAAGAAAACGGCCACCCAGGGACCCATGGCAGGGACCCAACCGGCAGGTACGCAGCACGCTGGCCTCTATAGGGGAGCAGTATTCAGGCCCAACGCCTAGAACAACGTACCGGGGACCCAGGGGGAGGGTACTTCGGGGACCCAAACCAGGGGTACTTCCATACTTCATTGCAAGTACTCGACGATCAGAGTAAAATACTCGCTCCCCGAACCGTCAAGACGACCAGTCGGGAATACTTCAAATCCGCGAATCATTAATTCCGCTTACCGTTTGTTATTGAATTAATTACGCGCTAATTCCGCTGATCGACCAGCGACGACCATTTTTAAGTTTTAAGAGTTAATGATTTACTCAATTAATAGTTCGCTGTACACGAATTTGCCGAATACTGCGGCGACGAACGGCGAGTATCTTTTCTGGTTTCCTTACTGGCAGACCATCCGTGACTGCCTCATGGGAGAAATCATGGTCAAGAAGCGCGGGTCCCATTACCTTCCGCGCACCGAGAACCAGACCGACGACGAGTTCAAGGCGTACCTCGGTCGCGCGACCTTCTACAACGCGACTGCGCGGACCCTGGCCGACCTCGTCGGCGCTGTTCACTCGCGCGCGCCTCTGATCGACGGGGTCCCAGACACCCTGGAACTGTCGAGCGTGACCAACGACGGCCAGTCCTTCGACATGCTGATGAAGAAGCTGACCAAGGAAGTCATCGGCATGGGCCGGTACGGCATCATGATCGATGCGCCGAAGGACGGGGGCGATCCGTACTTCGTCGGATACGAGACTGAGGACATCATCGACTGGGCGACCGTCCGGAACGGGTCGCGGGAGAAGCTCCAGTACGTCGTCCTCCGCGAGATCGTCCGCAACCGCATGCCCTTCCGGACCCAGGGCAACGAACTGTCCGAGACGTACCGCGTCCTCTTCATCGACGACGACGGCGTATACAAACAGCGGTTCTACGCGAACGGCGACATCCTCTCGACGGACTTCGAAGAGACGGTTCCCCTGCTCCAGGGCCGCCCGATGACTGAAATCCCGTTCCTCATCGTCAGCCCCCATGACTTTGGATTTGACGTCGAGAAGCCGCCTCTACTTGATATTTCGCTTCTGAACCTCTCCCACTATCGCAGCTACGCCGAGCTAGAGTCTGGACGCCACTACACCGCCACGCCGATCTACACCGTGGCCCTCGCGGGCGGCGGTGACGACGACGTCGAGTTCAAGATCGGGCCGAACACGGTCTGGCAGCTTGGCCAGGACGACGAGGCGAACATCCTTGAGTTCACGGGCGCCGGCCTGAAGTACCTAGAGAACGCCATCATCACCAAGGAGCAGCAGATCGCCGCCCTGGGCGGCAAGATGGCCACCCAGAGCGCTGGCGTGGCGGCTGAGTCCGCCCACGCCGCAGCAGCACGGGCCAAGGGTGAGATTACGTTCCTCGGGTCCGTCGTGGCGACGATCAGTGAAGCGGCTTCGCGCCTGCTGAGTGCGTTGAGCGTGTGGCGAGGGACGCCAGCACGCGTGAGGGCCGAATACGCCTCCGACGCGACCGATATTAAGCTCGATGGGCGCGAAATCCGCGCGATGGCGATGCTCTACGACACCGGTTTGCTGCCGCTGGAGACGATCTACACGATCTTCCGTCAGAACAACATCATCCCGCCGGGTATGGGGTTCAACGAGTTCAAGGACATGCTGCCGGAATACGCTCCGAAGGTTCAGAACAAGATCAATGAAGCCGAAGAGAAGGCTAAAATCGAGGCTGAATACGCTCCGGAACCCGTACCTGTGATTCAAAAGGCCCCGGTGAAGGCTCCCGCCAGGGCTAAAACCGCCAAGTAAGCTCATAAGTGGTTTACTTGGGGTGCCCAATTCATTACAATAGTGCCGTCGAGCAGTAGTTGGCTTCTAAAAGGGCCTCCGAGTAGTCAAGCAAAGGGGGAGGGTCCAACCCTCCCCCGTCCTGACCTCCCCGATCTCGACCCCAATCCCGACATTAATCCCGACAGACTACCAAATCGGCGCCTATGGCCCGATTTTCGCGTCTAAGACGCCCTAAACTACTTTAAGTCCCTAGGGGACGAGGTTCCAGACTACCCAATGAATCCCTTTCGTTTCAACAAGCCTGAATTTTTCCTACGTAGCTCCGATGCCGAAGGCAGCGGCGGCGATACTCCCCCAGCGGACCCGAACGGCGCCAAGACCGGCGACGAAGGTCCCAAGGACGCACCTGACGTCCAGGCGATGATCGCCAAGGCAGTTGCGGACGCGGTAGCCGGCCTCAAGAAGAAGAATGAGGAAGTGATCGGCACCAACAAGAAGCTCAAGGACGACCTTGCCGCCGCAAAGGCGCAGCCGACGCTCAGCGAAGACGAATACACAGAATTCCGCTCCCTCAAGGAGCGCATCGAGCGCGACGAGATGCTCCGCATGCTCACCGAAGGGAAGAGCGAGGAACTGATCGAGCGTGTGACCAAGAAGGCCCGCCTCGACGCGGACGCCAAGCTGGCCGCCGAAGCCGAAGCCCGTGCCACCAGCGCGCGCGAAGCCGGTGAATGGAAGAGCCGCTACGAGCAGACGCTGGTCAACATCGAAATTACCAAGTCTGCCGCCGCCTCCGTGAAGCCGCAGTACCAAGACCTCGTCACCAAGCTCGTCGCGGAGCGCGTGAAGCTCGTCGACGGCGAGGTTCGGGTCGTGGACGCCAGCGGCGCAGTTCAGATGTCCCCGAACGGGTCGAAGCCCCTGACTGTGGGCGACTACGTCGAGGGTCTGCGGGCCACCTATTCCGACCTCTTCGTCGCCTCTTCCGGCGGCGGCGCCAATGGTTCCGGCAAGAGGCCGCCCGGTGGCACTGGAAACAAGCTTTCAGCGGAAGCAGCCGAGAACCTCTCTATGGAGGAATACACCCGGCTCCGCTCGGAAGGAAAGATTTAAGCGTCCGGAAGCCCGGCCTTAATTCGCCTCACTAAGCCAAAAACTCAAGCCTCAAGCGAGCAGCGCAAGTTGTTCCTTGGGGCTTTTTGCCAACTATTGGCCCCATTACCTGCTCGTAACTACACTAATTCGGAGTGACTATTTTTTATGCCATACGCTGATACCAATCGCGGGCGAATCTCTATCAAGCCAGAGGTTACCTTCGACACCAATCCTGGCGGCAACTACCAGATTCTTCGCGTCACCCAGGGCGAATTCAACACCAAGAAGGACACCGTCGCCTCCAACGAAATCCGTTCGACCCGCGACGTCGCCAACCTCGCCAGGACCGCGAGCGCGACCGAAGGTTCTATCGGTTTCGAACTCTCGGGCGGCACGTCCTACGACACCCTTATCGAGGCGGCCCTGTGCAGCACGTTCGGCACCGCGACGGCCGTGACAAACGTCGCCGTGACGCTGACGACCACGTTCGGCGCCGCCGGCATCGACACCAACATCGCCGTTGGTCAGTGGGTTCTCGCCTACGGGTTCACCAACGCCGCGAACAACGGCTGGCACCGCGTGACGGCGAAGGCTACTGGCACGATCACGGTCGCCTCGACCCTGGTCAACGAGACGGCTGCCGTTTCCAAAGGCATCAAGGCCAAGACGATCAAGAATGGCGTGGTCAAGCGCTCGTTCTCCGTCGAGGAAGCCTACCTCGATATCAACGCCTTCTTCCTCTACACCGGCCAGCGCGTCGGCACCATGAGCTTGGAAGCGTCTGCTGGTCAGATCGTGACGGGTTCGTTCGGCTTCATGGGCGCGACTTCTGCCGTCAACACGTCGACCTACGCGGGCACGCCTGTTGCGGTCACGACGACGCAGATTCTGAACGCGACGACGAACATCGGCTCGGTGATGGAGGGCACGACCCTCGCGCCGCTGACGACGGGCCTCCAGGGCTTCAGCATGAACCTCGACAATTCACTTCGCTCGCAGATGGCGATTGGTTCGAGCTTCCCTCGCGAGATTGGCTATGGCCGACAGGTCATCACCGGCTCGATCAACGCGTACTTCAGCGACCTCAGCCTGTACCAGAAGTTCATCGACCACACAGCGACGGCGCTGATGCTGAGCTTCACCGACGGTGTCGGCGGCGGCGCGCGCATCTTCCTGCCGAAGGTCTACTTCACGACCGACGCGCGCGGCCTGGGCGGCATCGATCAGGACGTCATGGAGAAGATCGACTTCGCGGCGGTCTACGACACGACCGCAGACGGTCAGATCGTCATGGACGTGGTCTAAAACTAGAACAGTGGACGGGGAGGGAAACCTCCCCGTCGTTTCTTCTCTACGTGGGACGACTTGCGACGCCCAGACTACAAGCACACAGGCATCTAGTTCTCCATGATCTACTCCGATATTTACTCGCTTGCTGATCCCGACTTCACGACTGCGCCAATCTTTGGCGAACGCTGGGCCAGTGCGATGGGGAGCGGATACATCCGTCGCGGCGACCCCGTCCCGACCAGCCTAACGACCAAGCGCGCCAGCGCGTCGAGTCGACGTCCAGGGTACGGAAGCGATGTTCGCAATCGTGCACCTCTCGACCGAAGAAATCGTCACGCCAGACGGCCTCCGCGAAGCTGATCCGACAATTGTCGGCGCCCTCGCGGGTAGCACATTCTAAGAAATCCACGATTTTTTTGAGTATTAAGCGGGTAATCCTTACTCGCTCCTTCCAAAAATGTGAAAGCGCGTGTAAAATAGTCGCGCTTTCTCATGATGGCGGTTAGGCCGCCAATTACTGCTCTCCATAAAGCGATTACTTCGGGCCTGTGCCCCCATTAGTGAAAGACTACTTTTAGTATGCCTATGCTAACCCCGAGCATCATTGCTCGCGAATCTCTGATGATTCTGAGCAACAACACGGTTGTTGCGAGCCTCGTTTTCCGTGGCGATAACGCGGACTTCAATTCTGGCTACGCTGTCGGTGACACCATCACCATCCGCAAGCCGGCCCAGTTCGTTCTGAACGAATTCACAAGCTCGATTTCGACGCAGACCGTGAACGAGAACAGCGTCGCGCTGACCCTCGAAAAGCATTTCGACATGTCTCTCGAAATGACCTCGAAGCAGCTTACGCTTGAACTGAGCGACTTCTCCAAGCAGGTCATCGAGCCGGCCATGATGACGTTCGCTGAGGGCATCGACTCCTACCTGTACAGCAAGTACGTGCAGATTTCCGACGTGAACGGCGACGGCACCCTCAGCACGATTTCCGACCTCGCTGAAGTCGACCGCGCGCTGATGGTCAAGAAGGTGCCGCTCTCGGGCCGCGTCGGCTTCCTGTCTCCGCTGACGAAGAGCCGCTTCCTGTCCATCGACAACCTGACCCGTCTGGACACCCGTGGTGAGGCTGGTCTTGCCGGTCTGCGTGACGCTGCCCTCGGCCGCGTGATGAATATCGATTGGTATGGCGCCCAGGCCGTTCCGTCCCACACCCCTGGCGTTCCGGGCGGCACGCCGACCGCGACTGGCGCCCTCGGCGCGACGACTGTCACCGTGGCGAGCGGCGGCGCTTCCGGCACGTTCAAGGCGGGCGACATCGTGACCTTCGCTGGCCACACCACGACCTACGCCGTGGTTGCTGACGTGACTCTGTCCGGTGCCGGTGCCGGTTCCGTGGCGATCTCTCCGGGCCTGACGGTCGCTATCACCAGCGCCGCCGTGACTGTGAAGGCCGCGCACGCTGCCAACATCGTCGGCCACCCTCGCGGTCTGTCGTTCGTGTCGGTGCCTCTGGCGCTGCCGATGGACACTGCTGGTCCTGCCATGGCTGCGGCCCTGAACTGGAACGGCCTGTCGATCCGCGTGGTCCGTGGCTACGACATCAACAGCAAGAAGAACATCATCAGCTTCGACACGCTCGTCGGCGCGAAGGTGACCGATCCTCGCCTGCTGGTTCGTTTCGACGCCTAATGGCTACAAGGGGCGCCTCAAAAGGGCGCCCCTTTCCTGCTTTCGCCTACATCTCTAGCTGAACTAAGAAAATGAACGTCATTACAATGTATCGCGAAGGCGAAACCGCCCAGGTCGATAGCACACACAAGAAGACGTACCAAAACTTTCTTGCTCACGGGTGGGTTGAAACGATGCCCGCCGAAACGCCGACGTTTGAACCTGCTGAATCTAAAACTGACGAGCCGCCCGCCTCCGAAAAGGTGCCTGCCGCGCCAAAGAGCCGTAAGGCGCGGTAACTCCGGGAAATCAGTACCGAAACTTTTGAACGCTGAACTGCCGGCAAACGTAGTTTGGCGTTTTCATTTTAGTGGGTCCCTATGGAAGCTATCACTCTGCCTTATATTCTCCAAATTCTAGGCATGCTGTGTGCGGGATTTGGGTTCTGGTACAAAACGGTCACAGATACAGAGCGGAAGATTGAAAAATGCCGCGAAGCTGCCGACTCCGAAATCAAAACAGTTAAAGCCGACATCGCTTCCATTCGCGCGGGTTCTATCAGTCGAATTGAACACGATCAGGACATTGAGAACGTTAAGCACGAAATTCGCGCATTCCGCGACGAAGTTCGCGACGACATTAAGTCGCTGAACGTGACTATGACAACCCGCTTTGACTTGATGATGCAAAAGATCATCGAGTTTCGCTTTTCCCAGAAAGAGTAAATCATGAACCTTAAATGGTGGAAGGCCCGCCTGAAGGAGGCCAGCACCAAGTGGGGTGCGATCATTTTTATCGTCACGGGCGCCGCGCTCTTCACGACTGACCAGATAGGCGATTACTCCGCACGGCTGTCTGCCGTTGCTGCCATAGTTGGCGCCTATCGTCTCGTTGTCGTACAGGAGGCTCAGAAGGTGCCAGCAGAGGCGCCCACAGAAGCCCCTGGAGGCGCTGCGTGACTTTCCTGCATCGCCTATTCGGCCTGAAGCCTCCACAGGCTTCAGCGCCTCTCCCAGCGACCCCTGTGGTGGCTCCTGTCCCGAAGCTCGTCGAAATGCTGCGAGCCGTCGAGTTCAAGGACGACGACGACTGGGCCAACGTCCTGTCTTCGCCAATGACTGCGGCGAACATCACCACACGTCTCCGCATGGCGGCGTTCCTGGCGAACTGCGCCCACGAAACCGGCGGCGGCGTTCGCCTGTCCGAGAACCTTCGGTATTCCGCCAAGCGCCTGACCGAAGTCTGGCCTTCCCGCTTCCCAACGATCCAGGCCGCTCTCCCCTACGCCTGGGACCCAACCGATCCGGACGCCGAAGACGCGGCTCTTGCGAACCTCGTCTACGGCTCCCGCATGGGGAACCAGAAGAACGGCATCAACGACAACGACGGCTGGAAGTACCGGGGCAGGGGCTTGATCCAGATCACCGGCTTCGACAACTACGCCGCCATCCAAATGGAAGCCACACCAGAGCGGCTCGCCACCCGCGATGGCGCTGCTGTTTCCGCGTGCCGCTATTGGACCATCAACGGCCTGAACGCGACCGCCGACACCGGGGACATTCGTGCGGTGCGCCGCCGGGTCAACGGCGGGTACATCGGCGTCGACGACGTCGAGCGCCGCTACGCTGCGGCTCTGCGGGTCTGATGTTCGCAGCACTCGCCGGCCTCCAAAAGTACTTTATCGTAGCCGCCGCCTTAGCCTTCGCAGCCCTGGCGACGGCTGCGGTGTCCTACCGCGCCGCCTACAACATCGAATACCAGAAGCGCGCGGAAATCGAATTGAGCCTTCAGCGCACAGTCGAAGCCTACGAGACGCTGGCCCGCAGCAACGCGGTCGCGCTCGATGCCGTCAACCGCGCCATAGCAACCAGCCGCGAGTTCAACGAGCAGCGGCGCACACAACGAGAAAGAGTACTGACAGCCCCCAATGACCAAGACGGCCCCGTCGCTCCTGTTCTGCGCGACGCTATTTCTAGCGGCGTGCGGAACTAATCCTGTCGAGATTCGCACGCAGCGGATCAATATTCCGGAGGCGCTACTTTCCTGCCCTGCGGAGCCTGCCATTCCAGACATCCAAACTCAGCGGGATGTCACCCTCTACATCATCGATCTCCGACAATTCGGAAGAAGCTGCGAAGCGCAGCTAGGTGCGGTAAGGCAGTTACAAGAAAAGACTGTCTCCTCGCCAAATTAAGTTACCCACTCATTCTAATGGATTTTTATCATCATGGCTCTTAAGCTTTCTGTTGCGGCTCGCAACGCAATTCTCGACACCATCACGACTTCGGTCGGCTCCGCTGGCCTCTGCCGCATCTACTCGGGCACCCGCCCAGCATCGGTGGCCACAGCCCTGGCAGGGAATACCCTTCTGGCCGAACTCACTCTTGGCTCTCCACTAGCCCCGTCCGCTTCCAGCGGCGTGCTGACCCTAAACGCTATTACCCAGGACTCCGCTGCTGACGCAACGGGTACGGCATCCTTTTTCCGCATCTTCCGCTCTGACGGCACTACTGCGGTCATCGACGGTGATGTTGCGGTCAGCGGGTCTGATATGAACATGAACACGGTGTCTATTGTTACCGGCGGTCCAGTGCAGATCACCTCCTTCACAATTACCGCGCCGGGTGCCTAATCAATGTCAGGCAGCACTGTTGACGCGCTCACAGTCGCAGCGCCGCTAACTGGTCCTGAACTTGTTCATGTTGTTCAGGGTGGAAACTCTCGCCAGACCGCTGTTGCTAGTTTAAGGGGTGTCCGTAACGCCTATGTCGTCGGAAACTGGATCGATCCCTGGGCCACTGGGTGGGTAGCAACCCAGGGACAAAACGCGAATTTGATACGCTTCGCGCCTTTCACTGTGCTGCGGCGAATGACCGTTTCTCAGCTAGGCATTAGGGTCACCGCGGGGTCGCCTGGGGGCAGCGTACGCCTCGGGGTTTACGGCCACAACGCCACAACCGGACGACCCACAGGCGCGCCATTAGCAAGCACTCCAAATGTCAGTATCGCATCGGCGGTTTCAATATCCTCAACAATCAATGAGACGCCCCCAACGCTTGAGCCAAACACGATCTACTGGGCCGCTTCTTTATTCAGCGCCAGTTGTACTATCGTTGCATTCCGTCTCGAACTTCCTTTGGTGTCGTGTCTTGTTGGCGCTACAACGCTTGACAGAATTGTGCCGAGTGGCACGGCAAAATCATTTTTGGTTAGCGCGAATCAAACGTTTGGAGAGCTTCCTGATGTCACAAGTGCCTCGTTCGCAGAAACACCAAGCAACGCAACGATGCCTGCGGTCTTCATCCGGGTTGGAAGTCTACCATGATCGAATACAATCACAAGTCTGAAGCATCGTTCGACGGCATACCCCCTAGAACGGCCCGTATTGGCGACGTTCTAATCAGTTTGGATCAGCCGCAGCAAGATGTCGATGCAGCGATAGCCGCCGCAGTCGCACTTTTGCCTGTTGAATATGCCCCCCGTATTATTCTGGCAGCCGACTTCATAGCGCGGTTTTCGCCGCAGGAGGTTGGCGTTCTTATGGGCGAGCCTGTGCTAATGACGGCATGTTTGGCCGCAGTCGCTCAGGGTGAAGTAGATTTGAACAGCCCAAGAATGACGGAGATGTTGAATTACGCTGTCACGCTTGGGCTTCTACCCGCCGAGCGGGCGATGCAAATTCAGATTTAAGACATGAGCGGTCCCGTCCTCATCAGCCCAGCCGGTAATGGGCCGCTACTAATCAGCCCTACCGGCAACGGGCCGCTACTTCTAAGTCCAGCAAGCGAAGCTGGGGTAACCGGCACCGCAGCGGCGGCACTGAGCGATCTGCCGTCAACCGCCAGCGGCAAACATGGTCAGTCATCCGGCGCTGCTCCCTCGCTCGGGAACCTCGTCAGCACAGTCGTAGGTTTTCGGGGTAACACCACCACAGCCGACGCCGCCGTAGATGAACTCAACGCTGCCGCTACAGCCACCCGTGCAGATGTAGCGTCCGCAGCAGCCCAGGTAGGCGACTTCGGCGTCGCAGCGAGCGCCTCACTGGGCGTCGCAGCTACAGCAGCGAATACTCTAGGCGACTTCGGCGTCGCAGCGAGCGCATCGTTCTTGCTTGCTACGGTGACTGCGTCCGCAGCAGCCCAGGTAGGCGACTTCGGCGTCGCAGCGAGCGCCTCACTGGGCGTCGCAGCTACAGCAGCGCCGGTTCTAAGCGCGGGCACGTCTAGCGCGTCAGGAACCCACAGCGCGACCTCGATAGCAAGCGCCTCCTTGGGGGCACTTGTCTCGTCTGTAGTGGGTGAGATTGGTTGCAGTGTTT